AGCATAAGCTGTATCTCTTACAATAGATTCATTAATACCAAATTGTGCAGATACTCTTAAAACATCATTTTGCCAATCTTTTTCTGAGGGTGATGTTGAAATATAACTAAAATTCTCTACAAACTCTTTATAAGTATCTGCGTTTGAAAGACCTAAAGCCTCAGAGAAAGACCTTACATTGGTTGTAAATTGTGCTAAAGGGCCTACACCTGTAACTGCAGCAGTTGGATTTTCAGCTATATTTGTAATTAAATCATTTATTTTAAGAGTAACATTGGAAGCAGTCTGTATTGTTTTTTGACTATTTTCTTTTGACGTATTGTAAATATCACTGAAACCACCTGTTAATATATCGGATTTACCAGTGCCTAAAGGAGCTAAACTAAATCTTTCTGCATACGTAGGGTCGGCTGCTACCTCTGCATTATATTCATTTTCAGAAATAACTTTAATATTTTTTCCTGTTGTATTATTGTAAAGTTGAAATTTTGTGCCTAATTTTAATATTTCATTTGGCGTTAAAGTTCCGTCAGGATCTGCAAACACTGCATCTCTAACATCCTCAGTGACATCTACATATCTAGCACGATCTGTTGATGCAACCGATTGTGGTATAGTTACAATGGTGCCTTTTGTTTTATCAAAATAATCTTTTGGTTCAGAACCTTCAGTAGTTAGTACAGGTAAATATTTAGGTATTTCATTCCCATCAACACTAATACTCTCACCAAAATTTTGATTGTTTACAAAAATAGTTTCACCAAAATTACTTGCTGATGGATCATTTACTATAGCTTTTTCATATTTTACTTTTTCTGCAGTGCCAAAATTACCTAAATTTTTAGGATTATCTGGATCTGTTAAATCTATTACTTGGTTGTTAATTACTTTTAAATTTCTTTCATCTTCTGGAAACAATGACTCTTCTATTTGTTTCGCCTGTAAAGCACCACCCAATAACGCTTGTCCTAAAGGTTGTCCTTGTGCAATAGAAAGTCCTATATTTACCCTAGGATCACTTAAAAAACCACTAAAACCTTCTCGTCTAGGAGGTGCAAAGAAACCACCTGGTTGTGATGAAAAAAATCCTCTTGGGTTTGTGAGTGGGTTGTTAAATTGATTTACCATAATTATATCCTATAAAAATCCTAATCCGCCTAATACAGCACCGCCTAAAGCACCTGGCCCACCTAACGCAGAACCAGCTACAGCTCCACCAAAGGCACCGCCTAATGTACTGGCTTGTTGACCTGGTGCAGTGTTTATACCTGTAGGAAAACCACTTGCTATTGGACTAATAAGTCCAGCGTATTGTTGTAATTGTTGCATGGGTGCTGTTTGACCAAATTGAAATCTTGCAATCTGATCTTGTAATTGTCTTTGTGCTAAGTTTTCGTAAGCAGAACCTACGCCACCTAATGAAGCGATAGCTTGTTGCCTACGTAAATCTAAACCTTGTTGAATACCTGGAAGCTGTCCTGCAGCTTGTAATTGTCTACCTAATGCAGATTCCATGCCTGCTTGTTGCCGACCTATATCTGCTTGTGATCCACTAAACTGTCTACCAAACTGGCTTTCTAATGCCTGCATTTCTCTACCACGTTCTTGTGATGCTAATTGACTAGCAATTGGTGCATACGCTTGAGTGACACCTCTAGCTACTGCTTGTTGAGCCTGTGGTGAAGTGCCTGTTCTACCCATACCACCAAATTGTGATTGAACTGAACCTAATACGTCTGAAGTTATGCCTTCACGAATACCTGATAAATAGTCTGCTTGTGGAGTAAGTTGACCATAAGATGACCCCATACCTTGACCCATTCTACCTGTGTAAGAAGACATGGGAGAACCAGCAAACTGTCCAAAGGTCTGTGCAGCTTGTGCTTGTAGTGCTGAATTTTGTGCTTGTTCTAAAGCCTGAGCTTGTTGTAAATTAAGAGCTTGTTGTGTTTGCTCTGCAAATGGTACTACTGTACTTGAGGGAAAGAACGATCTTCCTAGATTACTTCGGTAAATGTTTTGTGCTTCACCTAATATATCTTTCAAAAACGGTTCTGCAGGTGCGTAAGGCTCTGTTCTTGATGTAGTTGTTTGATTTCCACCGCCACTTGACATACTTATTTCTCCAATTTCTTTTCTAGTAAATAATGAGTTGTTTTAAAACCCTTGTTGTTTAATATTTTTGACCAACCTGGTCTGGCATAAGTTTCAAAGTGAGTACACTCGTTACTTTTAGCCCATTTCTCTATATCGTGCAATCCGTCTTGCCAATCTTTTCTATTCTTACCAGTACAGATAAAAATGTTAGCAACCTTGCTATTTGGCCGAACTATAATTCTTGTTACCACAACCGCTTTTAGTTTTTGTTTCGCTTCTTCTTCCCAACCTAACCACAGTTGATTATCCCCACTACAACACGCTTCGTAAATATCTGACGTATTAAAGTGATGACCTGAGTAAGCAAGGGCTTTAGTAATAGAATCATCAACTAAGTTCCAAACTGCTTCTATGTTTTCTTTTGGTATTTGTACTATTCCGATCATGTAATTTCTAATATACTAGCTACTACGTGTAATTGATTAGCTGCAGATGCAGTTACTTTCAATATTTCACTAGATTTTAATACCAATGGTGAAGTCAAAAATTCTGCTGTACCGTTGGCAGTAGATGCTTTTGTTTTAAATAAACTAAAAGTTGCTGGACTACTTTCTGCATCAGTAAGTGTAATTGTAAGTGTTGGTGTTGCACCAGCATCTTCACTGACCAATATAGATTTAACAATAGACTGACCATTTGAAGGTGCAGTGTAAAAAGTTGTTTCGTCTGTAGATGTTAAATCAACTTTAGCGTTTGTATAGTTATGTGCCATTAGTCCTTATGTTTTGTTAAATTAATCATTGCTCCTGCATTGTCTTCAAGTCTTTTCCAAAACTCATCTAGTGCGTTTGGATGTTCGCAGTTAGCACATTTACAAACTGCACAAACACCGTTGTTACCACAATGACAATGATGATCGCAGTTTATGCAAGAAACCATGATACAACCTCTTGGTTTTCATCATTATGGTATCGTATTAATTGATTAGTAAGTTCTTCAACAACTAATTGAAACTCAAGATCAGCGTCTTTATTTTGATAAATATATTGTAAGTCTATTTTACTAGCCATTATCTACCACCAAAGAAACCTCTTGATTTACCTGTCGCTGCAGCAGCTCTGTCTTTTGAAGCTTCTCTTGCTTTGTCTAATCCACTACTTGTTTTTCTACCTGCTTTATCCGCTGCCTGTCTTGCTGTTGCCGCTTGAGCATCTGTTAAAGCTCCACTTGGTGTAGTGGCTTTAGCCTGTAAATCAGACATCATTTTTTTGTATTCATCACTTTGCAACTCTTTATTAATAGCTTCGGCATTTTGTTTCATAAATTCTTGAGCTGTTTCTTCGCCATACGTTTCTGCTATTCTATTATAAACAGCGTTATTAGGATTTACGGTAGCTCTTTGTGCTATAGTTGGTTCTCCTTGCAGTGCTTGCCTTAATAAATTAGAAGGAGTAACCGATAAAAGGCCTCTGGCTAAATTATTAAATTTATAATCAAGAGAGTTTGGATCCAACATACTTACTGAACCATCTGCATTAATTCTAAAACCTCTATCTCCAACAAACTCAGTGCTTACGTTTGGCCCCATGCCTCCTCTTCTATCACGACCTCCACCGCCCATTGTTCTTTCAATTTCTGCTAAAAGACCAGGTTGTGTAGTAGTCGTAGCAACATTGCCTTGATTAAAAGGCAGTGGTGTGTAACTTCCAAAATTACCAAAGTTAAAACCTGCACCTGGAGCTAAACTAAAATTGCCTGGTGTGTAAGTTGAACCAGTTAGATCAGGGAATAGAAACTGATTACCAGAAACAGGATCATATTGTTGACGTATTTGTGCTATATTTTCACCAAATGGAGTACGAAGAAAATCAGATGCTCGAAAATCAGAATAATTACCAAAAGGATTTACATTTTGTACTTGCTGTCCTAATAATCCTGCAGTTTGTTGTAATTGCTCCAAAAATGTCATTATCTATATCCTTCTTTTATTGCTTCTACGTCTAAACCTTGTGCATCAGACCATGTTGATCCTGCAGGTATAACGAGATTAAATTTAAAATATCTTGCTGATTTGTGAAACGGTATTGTTCCTGTGCTGTGCATAGTCGCAGCACTTGTAGTTGTAGCAGAGTCAGCAACTCTATTACGAAAACTTATTGTGCCAGTAGCAGCAGTTGTATCTACTATTGGTCTTACGTGTGTTACCAATGATCTGTTTTGACCAAATATTTCTGTCTCTCCAGTGCCAATAGTTGCAGCTAATGCTGATCCTTCAAATGATCCTAGTTTATGGTTTGTGTTAAATACACCAACACTACGAATACCGCCAATAAACTGTGGTGAGTCTAATGATACTGTAATAGCATCTATGTCATTTGTACCAGATGTAGGAAAATCATCTAGTTCTTCTAATGTAGAACCAGGTGATAAGAAACTTATAATAACTTCATGGTCAAGTTCAACTTGAGACCATCTATCACTAGCAATGTGATAGATAATTAGTTTATCATTTTGATTAGCTGTACTAGATCCAGTTGCAGAAGGATAAGACCACATAACTAATTTGTTTTCATGGTCATAAAATCCGTGTACTCTTTCTCTTAAAGAAGATTTTAAATCTCCAAAGAAAAAACGATCTACTTTGTTTGCACCAATAGGTTTTGAACTCTGTCCATCAGTTACATAAAAACCATCTTCAGATAAGTAGTAAACTAAATTACCAACCTGAACTACATTTTTGCCCTGTATAGCTCCTCTATTTTCTTCAATACGTCTAAAAGAAAATACCGTATTACCACCACGATAATCCATTCTGGTGATTCTATTTTCTTGAAATATTAATCCATACTGTCCACCAGTAATACCTGTAATACCACCGCCTTCTGGTAGTGTTTCTGTATCAGCCTGATTAACACCAGCAGTCCATGCAGTCGGATCATTAAAACTTGACCAGTTTAAAGTGTTTTGTGCAGTAGTGGTAAAACCTGTTACAACAAAGTTATTAATAACTGCAGCGTGTCTAAAGTTTGGTGGTGATCCTGCTAATGCAGCAAAGTCAGTAGATGAATCCAATGTCCATGCTTGAGGTGCATCTACTCCATTAAAAGCAATTACTCTTTCACCAAAACGAACAAAATCCCAATAACCTTCAGATGGTGTGTTAAATGTAGTGCCGCCACTTTCATCAACAAAAGAGTTTGCAAGTAATCTATATAGTTTTGTAGCATCACCTGCAAATATACTAACAACACCACTGTCTGATTTGAAAGCTCTTCCGCCTTGTGATCTTGCGTCTAAAGCATTACTAGATGTATTAGATATAGCATTAAATGGTCTATAACTGTTTACAGCAGGAAATACATTTTTAGCTTGAGTTGCACCAGGGTTTACGTGATCTGGTAGGTCAGGTAGCCATTCTCCAAAAGGTACTTGCATTATTTTACGTTATCAAAATTGTTAATATTAATACCTGATCTTTGCACTAAAGGAGTACCATTATATTTGTCTTTTTCGTCTGCCATTTCTACTTGTTGTAGAGCAGCTTCGTATTGACCTTTAAACTGTGCAACAGTTTGTGGATCCATGCCACGAATAAATGTACTAGCAAAATACAATGCACCATATAAATATACATCAGGAAATTTATCTAAGATATTATTTGATGTGTTAGATGATGACAAAGCAGTAAATGCTTTGTAATAAACTATAGTAGAACTGTATGAAGAATCTGGAGCAGGACTAAATCTAAACTTTGATCCTTCAATAGAATATGCTCTTGGTCTGCCAGTCGTGCTAGAACCTTGTGTTTCAGCTTGATGAAAAGGACTCATCAATTGTAATGCAGTTTTTGGGTCTGTACCCAAAACAAAACTTCTGACTTGTAAAAAACCAGTAGGTAAAGATTCCTGTTCTTCATCTATAGTAAAAGCAAGAGATGTTTCCATGTCTCTTATTCTCAATCTACGATTAAAGTCAGCTTCAGTAAGATCAATAAAATCATCAATCTCTGAAGTTAAATCATCACGTGCTAAAAAATTAGCAATAGAAGTTTTTAAGTTTGCGTATGTATCTAAAGCCATTTATTGTAATAATCCTTTGTGTAAATTTTGATAGTATTCTTTAAATTTTTTAGTTTTGTAGTTTTTAGAAAAACTATCTGCTTTTTTTATTGACGGAAATGTAATATATTCGCCTGTTTCTAATGCGTATTGCATTGCTTGATTTATTGGTAATTGTATTAGCTTATCTCCTATTTGCACTATTGTAGGAAATGCAGCAGGCAAGGTATTGTCTTCGCCTAAATATTCAGCAGCCATTTTATGTGTTGCAAATTGGTCTTTTTGTGGAGATACAGATTCTCTTAAAAGACCATAATTTTCTGGATTTAATATTCTGTCTACAAAATTTAAGTTTTTGTTTTCAGATAGTAAACCTAAAAAATCAGCCATTATAACCGTTTTTCTCCTGTTCGAAAATACATATACTCATTACTGTTTACCATTTCTCGTATAAGAGACTTTTGTTGTTCATTGTCTAACTTGTAAAAATTAGAATGACCAAATCTTTCTTTAGTTTTTAACTTTAAAGCAATTAATGGTATCTGTGCAATACGTTGAAGATCACCTCTTTGTGCTTCAGGTACATGATTACGAAATATTTTATTTTGTTCTAGGATAGGGGTCGTATCTTGACTGCTTCTTACGACAAGTCTACGTGTACCCCTATCAATGTGAATTTGTTGGTTAGGATTGTAAATA